AATAGTTGCCGGCTCGCTCATGCTGATTCTCCATTGCAGACACCCAGTGGGCCGAAAATAAAAACCCCGCCGAAGCGGGGTTAGGTGACCGGCTCAGGGGTGGCCGGGTGAAGCTGCACAGCACGTGCGAGGTCAGCCCCAAGGCGCAAATTTCATATCGTGGTGACTTTTTACCCCTTGAGTACGGAACCGAAAAGGGGGCATTTTCGGTTATCCAACTCGACGCAACTTTGACGCAACTTTGAGGAGACTTTGAGGCAAAACGCCCCGACCAGCGGTAAGCCACTGACGGGCATCTTCACGCTCGGCCAGCACAACAAGCAGCCGCTCATGCAAGCGATGCACCTGGTCGTAGTAAGTCTGTTTCGCCCTAGACTCGACCCCCAACAGATGCAACTGCATCAACCAGGTCGGCGCCGGATGATCGCCATAACGCAAACCGGCCAACCGCATCAATCGTTCACCCTGCTCATCCTGCCGCCCGATTTCCGACAGCGCAGCCCCAACTTGCTGGGCAATCGCATCAGGCCCAGCGCCGGCACCCAAGATGATCCGCGATCCCGGTGTACCGCGAGGTGCAGACCCACCCCACTCCATGATGGTCGCCATCGGGCTGCCCATACCGCCGCTCTCACCGTTCAGTCGGCATTGCTCACCCCAGTGCTTCAAAACCGCTTCCATTGCCCCGATCATCGCCCTTCCCCCCGAACAATCGAACCCAACACAGAAAACCCACACCCCAACACAAACCCAACACAAATAAATCTTTTTAAAATCAATACTTTCAATCTGTCTGTGTTGAGTGTGTTGGGTTTGTGGGGTTTTTCTGCTCTCGCATAAGAAAAATTTCTGCACTCTATTTTCGCTGCGAATAACGTCATGCATGCGCGCACGCGACGCCAAACCCAACACACCCAACACGCAGCCCGCAAACCCGCGTAATCAACGCCTCGAAACTGTGCTGGGTAGCCAAAACCAACCCGACACACACCCGACACACCCAACACACTATTAGGCGTATTCATGCTGCAGCCGCCTTCACGTGTTCCCAGTTATCCACGTTCCAGCCGGCCAACTTTGCCTGGGCACGCCAGTCGCTGACGGTCTTGCCCAGATCGGCCGCCTTCAGTGATGGGGGCTGGGAAGCGCCGGGATCGCTCGGAAAGAAAAAAGCACCAAACCGCCGATTGCTGCCTTCAGTCCAAGGAATAGATCGGGTCTTATCCACTTCGGAACCGATGAACAGTGAAAACTTCGTCTGGCTCATCACGTGCTCTTTGTTGCGGTGGCACCATTCCAGAAACAGCGAATAGAGATCGGTCGAAAGACACACGCCCCACAAATCACGCCCCAGCTCGCCGTACTTCCAAAGGTTGAGGAATGTCTGCCAGCCGGCCCGACTCAATGCCACCAGCCGTTCACGTGCCGCCGTACTTGGTGGCCGGGTGCGCTGGTCAAAGTCGCCGAGGTCAATCGACAACAGCCAGCCATACAGTGCCGCGACTCCGCCGTTCTTCAGCTCCTGGCCGATAGCCTTCTGGCGGTCTGCCGGCAGGGTAAGTTCGGGCCACATCACCAGCATTCGGCGGTCGCTTTCGCTGATGGGCCACGGCATGATCTCGTTGCTCAGGAACACCGCGTTCATGTGGTTGGCTTCTTCCCAGCCATTGATGAACTTCGACTCCATGCGCACCGTCTTGCCGGTGATCAAATGCTTGATCTTGCCCACCTGGTTGTACCGCTGATCGCGGCTGACGACCTCTTCAAACACCGACCAGAGCTTGCGGCTTTGCCAGGCGTTGAAGTTGCTTTCAAGCTGGGTCTGTCCAACGGTGGCCGCGTACTGACCGTAAAGCATGCCCATCGCATCGGCAAAAAGCAGGCTCTTGCCGGAACCCTCCATGATCGAGTGCATCAACACGGCCGTGTCCATCTTGGCACCGAGGTGTTGCAGTGGGTACGCCATCCACCGCGTCAACCACAGCGTGGCATCCTGATCATGGTTGCAAAGGAACGAAATCAACCACCGCAGATGCTCGCAGGCGGCCTCATCATTGGTCGGTTCGAGTGGTAGGCCATCGAACGTGTTGATGTACACGCTCGGATCTTTAGTCATCGTCGGGTCAAACACGATATGGTCAACATCAACCACCCGACGCTCACTGCTGTTCAACCACAACGGGTAGGTATCACCCAGAGCCATCTTCACAGCGCCCTCGGCCACACGCCTTTTTTTCTCCCGGTCCCACACGTCCTTCGTGCCATCGATGTACACGTAACGCTCGGTGGGCGGCATACCAAAAGCACCACCTTTCTTGCCCGACATCCGCCGTGCCTGTTCGATGTCACGAACATGGTCATCAGAAATCAACTTGCGCCGCTCGGTGTCTTCCAACCACTGCTTCGCCAATGGCTTTCCGACGCGAGCCTCGAAGGCTGACTTCTTCATTACCCGCGATTGGTCAAAGTCCCAGACATGGGTCGTTCCCTCCACCAACGCAAACCGACGCAGGACGTGCTCAAGTGACAGCACCTCCCCCGCACCCCCATCAGGAGCCAGAGCGACCTCGCTGATGTCGGCGCTCGCGCAGCTCGGCTCGGGCATGACATCAGATGGGGTCGGGGGAAGATCACGCGGATCAGGACGGGATGAATGCTGCATGCCCAACATGCGCGCAGCATCCTTCACCGCCTTCGACTGATCCCCGCCGTGTTCGAGCAAACAGAACACTTCAAAGGCGTCGTTCTGATGCCCGTTCGCCAGTGGATCGGCGCCATGGTGCGAGTAGACCTTGCCTTCTTCACTGATCGTCACGCCCGGCAGCCCGGTACTGCTCTGCGGGTACAGCCACTTGCTGCCCCGCTTGATATAGCCGTGGGAGCGCAGCAGCTCTTGCACATCGTGGCAACGGTTGAACTCATCGATCACCGATGGCCGATTACCCGTTGCAGGTGCTGGACGCCTGACGACCCTCGCCGCCGGCGCAGCAGGTTTGATCGCCCAAGGGCACGCTGCTTCGGCATCACGCTTGAAGATGTCCCAGCCTTGCCAGATGTTCAGCAAGTCAGCATTCAGCGTCGGCAGACCATCAGTTGCGCTCGGCGGTGTTCGCCAGGTGTAAGGCTTGCCGGTACCCGGGTGAATCGAAGGTGGGAACACATCCTGAACCAGACCAGCGCGCAACTCGAATACCGTGAAACGCTTGTACTCTTCAGCCTCGGCGCGCGCCGCAGCATCACCGGCCGCATCGCCTTGATCTTTTGCCGCTTTGGCCTTAACCATCAAGCCTTTGTGAATCGAACCATCAGGGTCCTTTTCATTCGGCCACGACAGAGAATGCCGGGTCAGCTCGACGCCGTCCGGCACTTTGAAAACCACCCTAAACCGCGCAGGGTTACCGACAATGGTCGGGTACACCACCGCCATGGCATCCAGATCGATACCCAACAGTTCATACAGCACATGCCGCGTCCACTGAACGTCATCAACGTCCAACGAGCAGACACGGCTGGGTCCCAGCACGACGCCGAGGTTGTGATTAGGGTTTCGCTGCCAGAAAGCCTCAGCAGCAGCGGCGTCAGTGATGTATCCGCCCGGCTTGTTCCACCCCATACCTTTTGGGCCTTTCTCACCTGGCTCAATAGAGACCAGGGCCAGGTCGAAGGTATCGATATAACGCTTTGCCCAGTTGGCGATGGCTATTCCTTTGGCCGGTTCACTCATCGCCGAGCCTCCCGCAACCCCTGACAGTGGACGCAGGTCTCGCAACCCTCAATCGTCTGCTGTCGAAGCAACGGGATAGGATCGTCACAATCCTCGCAGAACTGAGCGCTAACACGGCTCGATGCCACGCGACGACTACGATGAAGGGCAACGTCAAGCAGGTACTGCGCCTGGTCGTTGGCGCGGTCGATATCGTCAGCCATTGACGCGATCCTCCATCGCCTGACGGGCACCCGCCATGATTCCGAGAATTTCGCGGATCACGTCCATGCCCTGTTTTTCAAGATCGAGGACCTCGTGAAGTTCCCAGATGTTGTCCGCAGCGCCGTCGTGCATGGCTGCTACGAATTCGCCAGTCTCGCCGAGCAACTTACCCACAGCTTTCAGGGCATCACGAGTCGCTGGCACTGGCACCGGGCGATACCACACGGCACCCGCCGGGCGCATCAAGGCGTCAAGCAAACGCGAATCACCGGTCAGCCTGATCAGCTCTTCAAGCTCATCAGGGTTCAGCCAACGGCGCTCTTCATCGAGCTTGAGTTTCTTCTGAAGGGTGTCGTTTTCCAACACCATGTCAAAGGCAAGGGCGGTGATTCCGCCCTTGTAATCACGACCAGCGCGATAGATTGCTTGGCGCAAAGGAAGGACCGGACCCGCGTCCGGCAAAAGATCTGTGCGACTCATAACCGTAAATCCCCTGTTTACGGTGTAGCCATAAGATGGGGTAGCCCCTATCCTACAACCACGACCGATGTGCATGTGCTGTGTGTCGTCGTAGCTGGGCTGGGGGATTCTTTGGTGAGAGGCCCCAGCTCGGCACCTTTAAGCCACGTTGAGCTTGAGATCTTCAGGATCGCAAAAAACGTCGGGCCTCAATTCGTAACGGGATGTACCGGTCAATCGCTCCACTCGGAGTACAAGCTCAGCGGGGAGCTTCCCTTTCTTCAGCCAATAAGAAACAAGCTGCTGCGAAACCGGTTTGGCAGAGGTCGTGATCAATCGAGCGAAATCTGATTGACCTCCCGCCTTTTCAATTGCTTCGGTAAAGGCCCTCCGCATGGAATCTGAAGTAGTCATGTCAACCTCACGCGTCGTTTACAAATTCAATTTACGGCTTTTTTTGTTAGATCTCAACGTCTTTTTACGTTTGATCGATAACAAATTTTTTTGTAGCCTCACGCAATGAATTCAAGCGACCACATGAACCGCCCCAGCGAAACTGCCAGGCTATTTAAAGCCCGGCGGCTAGAGCTCAACCTCACTCAAGCCCAGCTTGCAGAGATGGTCACCAATATCCTTCCATCTGGCGAACACCTTTCTCAGCAGACCTATGCAGCGTTCGAGAGCGGTAAGTCTCAATCTTCAAAGCACAGCCCCTACATTGCCAAGGCAATGGGAATCCTCGACAGATTGTTCTGCCTAGACATTGGGGAAGACTACGAAATGCCGGCGCCACGGTTTGAATCCAACGCAGCCCTGCTCGGACCTATCGAAGCCTGGGACGACGACACGCCTTTAGATGACGACGAAGTCGAGGTTCCATTGCTCAAGGAAGTAGAGCTATCCGCAGGTTCCGGTCGCGTCGCGATCCAAGCTCACTCAAAAGCGAAACTCCGGTTCGGTAAAATGACCCTGAGAAAACAGGGTGTTCAGCCAGAGAATGCCGTATGTGTTTCCGTGTACGGCAATAGCATGGAACCTGTATTGCCTCATGGAAGTACAGTGGGCGTTGACCGTGGCAAAACAACAGTCAAAGACGGCGATATTTTTGCGCTTGATCACAATGGGCAATTGCGGGTGAAGATCCTCTATCGACTACCTTCAGGTGGTATGCGCTTACGCAGCTTCAACCGAGACGAGCACGAAGACGAAGAATACGGCCCGGAGCAGATTGCAGAGCAGAATCTTTCCATCATCGGCCGAGTCTTCTGGTACTCAGTTCTACGCTGATACGTAACTGAAAAAGCCCGCGAAAGCGGGTTTTTTTATGCCTACAAAAAAACACTACAAAAAATCATGTTGCGATTAACGTGTTTTCTTGTAATCTAAATCTCGTACCCCTCTCACCAAAGAGTACGAGCCATGCAAACCACACAGCACAACAACACCCGCTGCCCGGTCTATCTACATCCGACAGCAGCAACCAATCCTTCAGCCGTCATTGCCATTCAGCAGACCACTGGCCTGCTCGTCATTATCAATACGCGCAGCAAGTCCACAGCTGCACAACTCATCAGCGGCATGGACACTTCCCCATGGGGAGGTGACGCAGCATGAAGCAGCTCCTGATCGGCCTTGCCGGCCGCGCACGCACCGGCAAAACCACTGCAGCGACTCACCTGGCCAATGTTCACGGCTTCCAGACCTACGCATTCGCAGACCCGCTGCGCGAAGGCCTGATGAACATCTTCAACCTGAGTCCGTGCGACTTCGACGGCGACCGAAAAGAGCAGCCTATAGGCTGGCTCGGCCGCTCCGCTCGCGAACTGATGCAGTCATTGGGTACTGAGTGGGGCCGCAACCTGGTGCATCCCGAGCTCTGGCTGCTACTGGCTGAACAGAACCTCGAATTCCTCGGGCAGACCCACGACACCGCAACCGGCTTCGTGATCAGCGACTTGCGATTCGAGAACGAGGCTGACTTTGTACGGAAGCGCGGCGGCATCGTGGTCCACGTCCTTCGCCCTGATGCGACAGAGGTGAACCCACATGTCAGCGAATCAGGCATTGGCATTCAGGACGACGACCTAGTGCTGCACAACGATGGCGCCCTCGACGAACTCTTTGGTCAGTTGGACGAGTTCTTCACCGCCTTGACCGCACGCGTCGACTGCGACGCAGCCTGAGGACGGCGCCATGAACCGCACCCTGGACGAAACGGCCGCCGTGCTCGGCCTCAAGCCCCGCGCCTTCCGCACCAGTTTGCGGGAGCTGGGAATCCTGACCACCAGCGGCGATCTCGCCACCAAGCACCGCGACCGCGGCTATCTGTTTTCGGACCCACGCAGCACCTGGGTACCCGCCATCAGCCAGTACCGCCACTACGCGGTAGTGATGGTGAAAGAAGCAGGCATTGAGTGGGTTGCCAAGAAACTGAACATCACCATTACGCACAAGGACGCCGCAGCATGAGCCAGAACGCCATAACCCAAGCCATCGGCGCACTGAAGCTGGTCCCGATGTTCCTCAATCACCCGACCGTGATCAGCCGCGCCACGCTGATTGGTGCGTCGGTCGAAGCGATACAACTTCTGGAATCGCTGCCACCGGTCAGCGCCGATCTGGCGGAGGTGTTCCGCTGCGTCGACGCGGTCGTTGGCGAAGGGCAAATCGCCTACGTCACCCCGACTAAATCGCCGGAATACCCCTACGGCGCCGTCGTCGCTGACCAACGCGGCAACATCTGCGCGGCAGCCATGGGCAAAAGCAAAGAAGGTCTCGCCGAGTTGATCCGTCTCAAGTTGCTGCCCCCATCGGAGGGGTTCGGGGAGAACGCAGCATGAGCAACACCCTCGATCAACTTCGGCGTCAGTTCGCCACGCCATGCCCAACGCTGGCAGCCGTTCGCGAGCACTACTTCTCGCATATTCGGACCGACCGGCACCTGCTGACCGAGATCAAGAAGGGCCGCATCAAGCTCACGGTCAAGCGCCTGCACGGCTCAACCCGTGCCAAGCCGGTGGTCTACCTGCACGACCTTGCCGACTACCTCGACGCTCAAGCGACGAAGGAAGCGGCCTGATTCAACGGTGGCCCCTGCCGTTCAGGGGCAAACAACACAAACCCAATGAGGCACAGCACATGAAAGCCACAGACACGAATGACTTCTTCAGCTCACTCAATGCCGGTGTATTTGCCCAGCAAATCGGCCAAGCCCTTTCGAACGTTGCCGCCGGTGTAATCGACTACGGCAAGGCCGGTGAAGTGACCATCAAGCTGAAGATGAAGCAGATCGGCCAAAGCAACCAAGTCGCCGTCAGCCACACCCTCGACTTTTCGCAGCCCACCAAACGCGGAAAGTTGCGCGAGGACTCCACACTCGACACGCCGCTGTATCTCACCCCGCAAGGGCTGACGTTGTTCCAGAACGACCCAACCGCGCAGCTCTTCAAAAGCGAAGACACACCAGTGGCCGCTCGCTAACGCGGACACCTAAACGCAGCACCAAATCCTCTCACCAAAAAGGAAACACCAATGCCGCTCAACAAAGACACACTCGAACTGATCATCGACCAGGCCCATGCAGCAAGCGATCTGCCCCCCACTCTATTCCCCGTTACCGCTCTGCCCATCGGCGTGAAAATCCACAACTTGGAACAGTTCCAAGCGCTACGCTCCCGCTTTCGTGGCTCGCTGCACACCACCAGTCTGCGCGATTTCGCGGGTTACACCATCTCTCGCAATGGCTCAGAGGCGCAGGGCTTCATCGATCAAGATGACATGAGCTGCAAGGTGTTCTTCAACCTCGGCGATGAAATCAGCCCCGGCCATGCAGACGACGTGGCAATCCTGAAACTTAAGCCGACTGCCGCATTCAAGGCACTCCAGCAAATTGCCGGAAAGAAGCTGACCCAACGCGAGCTGGCTGAGTGGATCGAAGACTGGAACCTGAACCTGGTCGCTATAAAAGAAGGCGGCCAAACCATGCCGATCAGCGCCGCGGTTGCCAGCGTTCGCAACATCACTATCGAGGCCCGCAGCACCGCGACTACTAGCGAACACAACTTCGGCGCCGCCCGTAGCGCAATGGACAGCATCGAAGCCGCAAATGCCGAGTCCCGCGTAGAAGCTCTGCATTTTTCGCTGATCCCGTATGACGGCCTGGGCACCCGAGTATTCACCCTGAAGCTCAGCATCCTGACCGGCGACGACAAGCCAACCCTGAAGTTGCGTTGGGCCGGAGAGGAGCAGCAAGTCGAAGAAATCGCCCAAGAGTTCAAGACGACCCTCGCCAAAGAAGTCGGCGGTGCGGCCACTCTGATCTTGGGAACGTTCAACGCATAACCTCCCTACCCCGTAGCAGTACCCGGCGCCGTCCTCTCACCAAGAATTCCGGCGCCGGGCCATAACGAGGAACACAGCACATGCAAACTCAACACCTAATGATCATCGCCATTTGCTCGACCATCGCCCTGCTGATGATGGGTTACTACATCCTTAGGTTGATCTTGCAAGCGCTCGACCGGCAATACGCGGAAGGCGCTCGTGACTACAAGATGAAACACGGCGGACGAATCGCCGCGCTGAACGCTGACATCGCCACTATTACGCAGCTGCGCACCCGTGAGGCTCAGCAACTGGCTGACCTTCGCAAACAAATGCACGGAATCAAGGCCACACCGTTCACGTCGAGTGACTACCGCGATCTGATGGATATCACCCAGTTCCTGGCGCTCGCACTTCAGACTTGGAAGGCACTGCACGGCACTGAAGCAACCCAAGCTCGAGCCGCACAACTGATCAAATTGTCACGAGCAATGGCCTATCGAGTTTTCCATTCAGTGGAATCATCAGCGAACCTTAGCGCCCAGCCGCTGGACACCCAACTCATCGAATGGCTGAACAAACGCGGCAACTTTAACGCAGAGCCCGAGCTGAGCACGATCAGCTTCCCCCATGAAGCAAACACCGAGGGGTACCAGCACTTGCGCGATGCGCTGCGTGAAGCCTTTGAACTTGACATGAATCACCAGGACGTTGAACCGGGTCATCTGCCCTCGGAGGACGCAGCATGAGCTGGATACTCACTAATAGCGGCCGGCAGCTCAACCTTTTGAACCCAACCGCTGCCATGGTCACCCCACACGACATCGCCCACGCCTTGTCCCAGCTCTGTCGCTTCAATGGCCACACACGTACCCACTACAGCGTGGCTCAACACAGCATGATCGTCTGCAACCTGGTACCGAAACGCGACCAGCTTCCGGCGCTATTGCACGACGCCACAGAAGCATACCTCGGCGACATGACTCGCCCGCTCAAGGCCTTGTTGCCCGAATACCGAGAGATCGAGCAGCGCGTCTGGTACGCCATCTGCGAACGCTTCAACATTGACCCAATCCTCCCAGAAAGCGTGATCCGTGCCGACTTGGTGGTTCTTGCCACCGAACGCCGCGACCTGATGCCGTTCCATCCTGACAATTGGGATTGCCTGAAGGGCGTCCCGGCCCGCCCCGCCCTCATTACTCCGATGCCCGCTCAACAGGCGAGCATCCAGTACTTCAGCCGCCTGATGGAGCTGATGCAGGGTGATCATCGCAGGAGGATGAGCGCATGACGGCTTTCAAAAAGCACCCGTTCGATTTCAAAACCCAATACGGCCTTGGCTTCAACGCCCAGGACGAAAAGATCGTTGTCGATTTCTTCTGCGGCGGTGGCGACGCCGGTACCCGCCACGCTTAGCATGGAGTGACCCATGGAAATGCAAAGTGAAACACTCGCCGAAGACGAACTGGCCGTCATTACCGGCTATCAGACACCCTCCCGGCAAATACAGTGGCTGACCAATAACAACTGGCAGTTTGTCCTCACTGGTGCCCGTCGCCCAATCGTAGGTCGAGTTTATGCCCGATTGAAACTAGCAGGCGTGAAGCCCACGGCGGCCAATGCAGTTACCGAAACCTGGACACTCGACCTCGCGAGCGTGAGTTAATCAATGCGCCACAAGAACGCAGCAAACCGGGATATGCCCCCGCGCATGATCCGCAGAACCCGTACTCGGAAAAATGGTGAAGTATGGGTTGGGTACTATTACAACGGCAGGGACGCCGCCGGCAACCGAAAGGAGATCCCTTTGGGCAGCGACATCGATCAAGCAAAAATCGAGTGGGCCAGACTGGAACACAAAGCCGCGCCGAAGCCCACACACCTGATGGGCTCCCTGTTTGATCGCTATGAAGAAAAAATCATTCCAGGGAAAAAGCCTCGCACTCAGAAGGACAATCTCAAGGAGCTGAAGCAACTCAGAAAATCATTCGAGAACGCCCCCATCGCGTCCATCACCCCCCAGGTGGTGGCTTTGTATCGAGACACCCGCACCGCGAAGGTCAGGGCCAACCGTGAAATAGCCCTGCTCTCACACATGTTCACGATCGCTCGCGAATGGGGCCTCACTGATAAGGCGAACCCTTGCTTCGGTGTTCGACGTAACAAAGAGAGGCCCCGGGACTATTACGCCGGCGAAGCTGTGTGGAATGCGGTGTACGCTGAAGCCGTTCAAGAGCTTAAAGACGCCATGGACCTGGCTTACCTCACTGGCCAGCGCCCAGCCGACGTACTGAAAACGGCTGAAACGGACCTGAACAACGGATTTTTGATGGTCGGCCAGGGTAAAACGGAGAAACGCCTACGTATACGCTTAGACGAAGCAGGCTCTGAATCCGACCTATCCATCTTCATTAATGGGCTACTTGAGCGGAAATCCTACAAAGGTATTAAAACATCAACTCTTATTACAAATACTTCCGGCCTTCGAATGAGCCAGCAGATGCTGCGTAATCGGTGGGATGAAGCCCGAGAGAAAGCAGCAGTCAAGGCCGCCACTCAAGGCGATGGCGCCTTGGCAGTCAGTATTCGACAGTTTCAGTTCCGAGACATTCGGCCAAAGGCGGCCAGCGAAATTGAGCTAGGCCATGCAAGCCGACTTCTTGGCCACTCGACAGAAGAGATGACGAAAAAAGTGTACCGCCGAGTTGGAGAGATTGTACGACCAACAAAATGAAGATAGATCTTTTATAGAAGCTTCCTGATTTATTAGAACTCGAAATAAATTTAACTCGTTCCTAACCGCCCAATCTAATCCTAGGCTGGGCGATTACCGGAAACATATTAGCTATGGGATTGGCGCAATCAGTTAATCCAGATCGATAATGTTGCAAACTCCCCAATTAATCGCTTTAGATTTGCATGACCAATTGCCATACCCACACTTGTTAGCGTAAAGCTCTTCATGTCCGAATTAGACCAGCAATCGAAAACCGACTCCATATAAGGGCGTATTTTCACTACCACGCTACGGACCTCTTCGGTAGTCATTCGACCAAGATCAAACAAACCATAAATCTTATCTCTATCATCTTGATTTGTTTTATTCTGATCGAATAGCATATCAAGCACTTGTCGATCCATCGCCAAGATTTGAAACTTAGAAGGATCATTGAGACACGGAATTATATAGAGTTTTTGGCACTCAAGAGATATAGATCTGGCTTCAATTTCACTTGGTTCGAACCCCTTCGAAAAAAGCGCAGGGTAATGAATCAAAAATATTTCTTCCAGAGCTCGCTGGCCAACCTGGACAGATCCACACCCTGTAAATGCAAGATGTTGAAAACTTGCTACATTTTTTACCAACTGTCCGACAAAGTGAGAAACATGCCCATCTAAATACTCACCGAATCTCTTTTTACTGTCCAGCGCATTATTCTTTGTGTAGCCAAGCAAAAATATAACTGCAAGTAAAGCTAAATGCGCACCCGTGAGCTTCGGAGCCACTTCCAGCGATTCATTTAGAACGATCTGTAAAATATTCCGCTGATCCTCTTTACTGCGATCAACTAAAAGATCAACCAGCAGCCCCCCTAAATCCTCATCCCCTGTACGCCCAAACTGCTTCTGAACAGTATACAGTGCATGCTGAAAGTCCGGATCTGTTGCTTTTTTGAGGCCTTCAGGGAAATCTTTTTCGAGCTTTGAAATCACCTTTTCTGTGATTTCTTCTACGCGGCTACTCATCGTTTCCCGAGCTAACCCCGTCAGCTCGTAGAATGTCGCCTTTGCAACATCCAATGCAATATTTCGGGCCTCAGCCGAGGAGACTCCTACAACCGTTACGTTACCTCCGGCTTGGATCGCCGTGCCACCAATTCCAACATCTTGTTGTTGATCCTTACCGAACATCACTGGAATTCCCTTTGGTAATGCTCCCCATGTTGACATCACCCCCAGCCTGGATGCCGATCCCGTCCGCTTGCACGATCTGCGCTTGACTTGTCTTTTCTTTTTGCTTGCCTGTGCTGAGACAAGCACCGATCAGTGCTGAAAACGACGTAACGATAGCGATCGCAGGTTCATAATCGGGAGCTGCATAAAACCAAATTACAGATCCAATGAAGGCAATCGCTGCCAAAAATTTAATGATCCCCACTACGATCCCCTTCCTTGAACGGTGAACGTTACTAACGCAGTTGCGGAACACTAGCAGAATATTGCGGAAAATATAACTTTTCTATGGTCAATAAAAAACCCCGTAGATCGTTGATCTACGGGGCTATTTATAGTGGAGGCCGAGGTCGGAATCGAACCGGCGTAGGCGGATTTGCAATCCACTAACAAAGCTAAGCAGATCAAAAGCTTAGCACGTTCAGCGTTCCGCAAGCCACTGATTTTTAAGGAGCTGCGGGCCTTTGTTTTCAAGGGGGGCATTTTCGGTTGCGGAACTCTTTTCATACCCACAACCGGCGAGTTGTCGCCCGTTCCCTAAACGTCGCCCCCCCCCCGCTGTCGCAGTACATTCATGGCTAATATCAAAGCACCGTAGTAGCCTGAGGCCATCCCCACTCATAGAGAGCCACGATGACGACACTTAAGAAGCTTGGCGAGTCCCGCCTTTTCAGGACAGCCTTACTTTTCCCAATTTTGACTGGCACGCTTCTGTTTGTTGCTTCCTTTATTTCAAACAAAAATTTTGATTGGTGCTTTTCCTCAAAATGTGTAAATAATTTCTTCGAGCTATATAAATTTCCCTTATCAATCCTAGGCCTCTCTGTACCACTCACAGCGATCGTCGCAGCACTTCATCGGTCAGAGGAGGCGCACTTACAGATGGAAGAAACCCTAAAACAAAACACATTTAACAATTACATAAAACACCAAGAAGACTTCTTTAAGATATTAGAGAAAATCGAATCAAAATGCTCTTGTCGGTTCACAGACCCACTGACTTTATACAGACTGATATTCCCAAAAAACAACTACTCATCTTTCACGTTCGCAGCACACTCCAAGAAAGAAACCGACACTCCAGACACTAATGAATTCCTCGAAATATTACGCAGAGACACATTCGACTTCCAGGCAACTTTGTATAATCCAGCCACAGATGAAAATGATCTAATTGCCCTATTTATCGACATTCAAGATACAGTAGCAAATTTACACCTTCAGCCATCCGCCGAGACATTAGAGCAGTTCCCAAACACAAAGTACGTATGGCCTAACGACGCTGCACGAAACTCAACCGAAAATTTAAAAACCATACAAAGAGAACTCTATTCATTTGGATTCTATAAATCCAAAGTTCGCAACGATAGAGAAATACTAATGACATATATCCGGCTACCAAATTCCCACATTACATTTGCAAACAATACAAAAAACGCGGCACAACTCGCATTAGAAATTGAGAAAGATATGTAGGCCCTATCACGACCGGCTAAAACCGTTAATGAACACCACCTCCGCACTCACTCAGTCTCACCCCGGCGTTGGTTGGTGTTGCGGTAACTGATATCCAGCCCTCGAGATGGCAATCGTACACTGGCTTAACGCTCGAATGGTTCGTTGATGCTAACCATTTCCTTGCCATTGATGCAGGGCTTCACGTTCAGGCACTTCGTCGCCTTGCTCTAGCCCAAATGAAGGATGACCAAGTGAACACGACGCCTTGGTGATCATTACTGCCGACAGTGCAGGCGGGATGGTGGACATCCACGAATCGTCGTCCCGTGGTGTTGTCGCCGGAATTGGCTCGCGAATGGCTTGACCCGGTCACGCCAAAAGAACGTGCAGAACAAATGGAACTGCTTCAAGGTGAGTCCACAGGTTGCTTTGAATGGTTTAAAATTGATACAGCTGTAGGGAAGGTAAAAAACCAAGCAGGGACTTAATTGAAAATCCCCTTATATAAAAATCAATCATGGAGCCCCAGCCAATTGAACTTCTTTAGCGGAAACCAGAAAAGCTCAAGTCAAGTTGACCGCGAACTTAAAGCATCAATGATGGACCCTTTCATTCCAGAATTCACCGACTACGTACAAAAAATAAGAAGAAACAGCGTTGCAGTTAGTTCCATTTCACTCGTGATGATTTTTGCAGGTGTGTCCATCAGCTCCGATTTTGCAACCAGCGGCTTTAAGATCACCGGCTTGGATGACAAAACTGTAAAACTCATACTTCTGATACTCACGGCATACTGGCTCTTGCATTTCATTTGGTGTGCATTAGATTATTTTGCCGAGTGGAGACTTCGGCTGACTGAAGTGCAAATGAATCCCGGAACGTGGGATTACAATCCGGAAGAAGACCCCGGACCAAAATCTCGGCAGCACACTATGATGAAATGGCTTTTCCACAGACAGCAGCCATTACATTCTTTCATCGCTGACTTAGAAGATATAAAAACTAAGCTTCAAGACCATCAAATTGACGATACAGAAAAGCGCAGAGTCATTCAGAACATCGAATCAGGGGTGAGATCTATTGAAGAATTTTCCCGAACACCAATTGATGCGCAAATAATCAAATCAATAAAAAACTTCGACACTTGGCTACGACGACTAAATAGCTCTCAGTCGATTCGATGGATTGTTATTGAACTGCTGTTACCAGTTGCGCTTGGTTTGACCGCTGTTATCAAATTAACGATTCAAGTGTTTCAGCAATACTTCCAATTTAGTTGTTGATTTCTTTTATGTACGACTGGCATGCCTTCAAGGCGATCAGTCCACGGTCGCCTGCTCCGGTAATGGCGATAATTCGTTGAGCATGCGCTGGGTCAAGTTGGGCGCGTATTCCTCCATGAACCACGCCGCTGGCGTCGGTACCGGCTGGCATTGAACAGCCACCGGCTGAATCCTCGGCGAGGAGGACTGACAGCCGCAAATCAGAAGTGGCAAGGCGATCGCGCAGGCGAGCCTGGTCTTTTTTAGCATCGTTTAATTCCTTGAAATGGGATTGGTCCTTGGCCGACAGGCGCAGTTCAAGCGCGAGGCGCTTATCCTGATCGGCGCGAACCTGGGCAGCGGCCGCATTGCTGATTGCGTTCAGATCGGACTGGTGTAAGCCGGCCTGCTCGGCCAAATGCTTGCCGTAGCGCCAGTCCTGCACTTTCCACACGCCGCCAGCGGCAATCACCAACAGCACAAGTACGCCGGCCAGCGCCAGCTTCAATTCGGCCAGAGTCATGGCACGTCCTTGAAAAAGATGTGGCGGCCAATCTTCAGCGTCTGCTTGGCCTTGGCTGCCCAGGTAGGCGGCGCGGGCATGGTGGTCGCGTAATAGTGCGTGGCACCGCCGGTTGGATCTGGCACCTTTCCATCAATCACCTGGTCAGCGGCGATTCTCGCTTGAGCGAGCTCGCGGAATGGGATCGACTTCGCGCCACTCAGGGAGGTGTAGTTCGGATCGCTCTTGTTCCAGCAGCTGAATTGATAAGGTTTTTGGCACACGCCTACATAGCCCTCACCCCACCACGACTTAGCCTTGCCGTCATTTACGCGGTTGCGAATAGTCCAAGCCACGGCGATCTGGCCGGTCAGTGATTCGCCGCGCGCCTCACCCCAAAGTGTACGCGCGAGGATGTCGCGGTCTTTTTCCGTATCAGCCATCGATTTTCTCCAGGCGAAAAAATGCCCGCGCAGGGCGGGCTATTCACAGGCACAAAAAAACCGCTTTCGCGGCCAGATGATCAACAGGCGCGGGTTACACCGGCCAAGGATATTGCGCCTGAATTTCTGCCGAACGAGCGGCCCCCGCCGCACGGGCCTCTTCTATCTCTTCAGCCGTTCCGGCCATGGCCTGGACACGCGCGGCTTCGGCGAAGTAGCGGTCAGAACCCGTAATGGGATCGGCGTAGGCACGAAGACGCAAGGCTTCGATTTCGGCGTGAGTCTTGGCTGGGTTGGACTCCGCAGGAAAGGGCACCCACGTTTGCCCACCATCGCTGGTTTTGACCGCGCCAGGCGACAGGTTGAAGTCGTCGGGCACCACGATCAACGCGTCATCGTTGTTGGAATCGGCGTAACCCCACGTCGTCAAGACGCCGTTACTGTTGATAAATGCGTTTTTCATCCCTCACCTCCGTTAGCGTTGCTGTACCCACACATGGCAATGCTCACGACGTGACCGGTGCCGACGTTTACAAAGAGCTGATAATTGAACCCCTGCGAAAGGTTTGGCAGGCGTTTTGAGGTGCCCGCCACGCCAAAGTTAGTCGACCCCAAGCCGCCGCCTTGCAGGCCCAATTGCATCGTTGTGGCGCCTCCCGCTTCCATCGAGATGGCGCAGGTCACCGAATAGCTACCGCCTGCATTGGAAACAATCGATAGGTTGGGGATGGCAAGCTCCATCATGGGAGCGACTGCAACAGGTGGTACAAAGGCCGTCACCGCGATACCAGACGGCGTTAGGGCCGACCCATTGGTGACGATCGGCTGCATTGTCAGGTAGTTAAACCAACAGCCTCTGAAGTTACCTAAAGCCAGAACAGACCCAGAGCCGAAATACACGGCGCCGATATAAGCCCAATGCGTATACCCGGCTGGCAATGCAGGCCCCGTAGTGGGCATGCCAAGGCTCACAATCGTCGACAACGTCGATGTGGCCGGATTCCAAATGAAGTAGTAGTACAACCACTGGGAAGCCGTGAAAGCGGCCGCCTGATCGCGTCCGTTGGCGGCGGGGCCGGGCACAATCAAGTCGTTGACCAATACTCCGGTGTTATTCACCACGGCCGTCGCGCCTGTCGCGGGGTTTCGTAGCGTGACGCTTAGCGCGTTGAAATCGAACTTGGTACCCGGTGTCCCCGCGTTGTTCTTGCCCGACAAACCCGACACCCGAGCGGCGCTGGCGACCTGTGGCGCAGCGCCCGTGCTCAACAGCACGACGTAGGCACCTCCCGCGACAGAGGCATTCCACTGCACCCAGCATTCGCCATTGGCAACCAGCTCACCCGCTTGCAGCGCGGAATGAGTCACACCGACCAGGGGGGCCGGCCCCACCCCATCATGCAAAGTGGAAGCGCCGGTATTGGTCGTCTTGACTTTGAAGCGCAGCACACGGCTTTCGCTTCTGGCGGTGATCGCCGGAGCGAAGGCACACACATAGGCGTTGGCCACGCCGGTGTCGACGGCAAAAGACTCCTGGCCTTTCTGATTGATCAGGCGGATCGCCGCCAGCAACTGCGCGTGGTTCGCCTCGCTCGGCGCCAGCCCCGCCGCGGTGATGACATTCAGGACTTCGTCGGTGATCGAGTTCCCCCAAGCTGACGGAATCAGCGAACCGGGCGTACCAGCCAGCGGATCCTCATCGATGAACTTGCCACCCACCAACCCAATGTTGGGCACACTAATCGGAAAATCCATACCTTTACTCCTTACTCATAATTGATGTGCACAACGGTGTGCGCCGGGGCCGGACGGCGGATTAAGCATTCAAGGGCATTGCCGGGATTGGTACCGAAGCGTTCGCCCCAATAACTAACACCGAACCGCCGGCCCTGCTTCTGCCGGCCGCCGGTGTTGAGCGTCCACATGAACTGCGCGCTCCAGGTGCCGAAGTGCGCCGAACCAAACCGCGAACGCCCCATCCGCGGCGCTCGGTGCTCGGTGATGGTCGGGTGCGGGTAGCCCTGGCTGACGGCGATCTCCAGGAAGTAGGCCAGGCTCTGACCGCCGACCTCGACCAAGCGCCGACGCACCGCCAAGCGCCGATCCTCAAATGCCGGGTTCAGGCCCAGGCAAGGATCCGGCAAGCCCATCACCGCCTCCCAATCCGGCACCAACTCACTGACGCCAGACGGGTCCATTTCATTCAGCAGGTCCACGGCGCGGCCTTCAAGGCGCGCGAACTCGACGGCTACCCCTTGCAGCACCAGATCGACCTCCGGAACCAGCTCGGGATCCCAGGCCGGTCCCGTGGGCATCAGCCCCCGCAGTTGCTGGCGGTACTCCTCGGCAGTGCGCGCTACAACCATGTGATACCCCCAAACGTCAGTAGCTGGTTGGGAGCGGCGACCACGTCAGCCACTGGCGTCGTCAATTGATGGTCGGTTTCGCCCGCCGAGCCACTGACGGCTTCACGGATGTGAGTGATCAGCAAGGTGTCGCCGAGCCCGGCTTCGCGCTGATGCAGATCGCGCAACTCCAGCTCAATCGCGGCGCGCACCTGCGAGGTGTCCGGCACGGCACGAATGCGGTAGAGCACCGGCACCTGCACCGGGGGCAAGACATACAACTCCGCTGTCACCGGGCGCAGCGGATCGACATGGGCTTTCACCTCGGCCAGTTGCGCCGGGTTGGGCACCGACACGCCATCGTTATCGCGCATCACAAACAGCCCCACGGTGCCTGGGCCTAAGTAATTACGCCGGCACCAGGCGCGGGTGACGCCCGGCACTTCCAAGGCCCAAGTCTCGTAGTCACTCGCCGAGCCGCCCTGGGCAATCACCCGATAAGAACGCACCACCCGCGCGCGCAACGCCTCGACACTCTCCTGAGCAATGCCACCAGCCAGCCCCGGCGCCAACACGGTGAACGTGCTGGCCGCCCCCGCCACTGGCTGCACCAAGGTCAACACCATGCCGGCATCGGCATTGCCGAGCGTGCCAGCGTCTACCGCCTGCAGCGTGGCGCTGTTGAGCCCGGCCACTGTGGTGACCGCACCTGTGACCTTGTACGTTCGGCCATCGCTGGCCTGCAGCACCGTATCGACATCGAGCACGGCCCCGGCGGCGGCCATAAAACTGGCCGCGCCGGCGGCAGACTGAGCGGTTTTGCGCGGCTCGTTCAAGCGCAGCGCAGCGATGCGCTCCAGGGTTTGCTCATCCGCCGAATCCGGCAAAATTTGATCGGCCATCCAGCTTAGGTAACCGTACAGCCCATAGGCCACCCCCGCATGCGCGCGTGCCAGCACTTGCGCATCGGAGCGGCGCAGAGCGTCACCGGCCAGATCCGCCTGGACACGGCCGACCAGCACCGGGAGAGAGGGAGTTTCAAACGGCATAGATCACCTGCCAGGCAGAAGGGGGATGGATGTCCAACTGCGTGCCACTGGGAATCGTCAGCGTGGCACGCAGGCCTAAACGGTTGAGGTCGACCTGTTCGCTGCTGACCGCGAGGCCGATGACGTGGCCATCGTCGAGAAGCCACTGCAGCGCCTCACGGGCGTAGAACTCGGCATCACGCTGGGTTTGCGCGGTCAGCTTGACCCGACGCAGCAGCCACAACCGCGAGCCGATGCGGTCATCGGCCGTCGTTGGGTAGCTATCGCCCCACCAGCCGAAACGCTCGTCATCGTCCACCGGGTCATCGGTGGCAGCGCGGCGCCAGGTGAACAGGCTGATGATCACCGCGCGCGTCAAGCCCGCTTGCAACGCGTCCGAGGGCGTCATCCCGCACCCCCCACCGGCGGGCCGCTCTGGCCGCTACCGGGCTGCACGTCATCGTGGGGGTGATTAATCTGGCTGACGCCACCGGCGATCTGGTCGCCCTGCGATTCAATCTGGCCGGTCTGGGTGATCAGTGGGGTGTCGAAGTGCACGCCGCCGCTGGCCGTGATGTTCAAGGTGACGGTTTCGATATCAATAATCCGCCCGCGCTTGAAGTGGATCTTGTCGCCTTCGTCGGTGTAGAGCGCCACCTCACCCGGCGCCAGTTCCTTGAACCGGTACCGGCGATCAGAGGCCACCAGCACCACAGCATGCGAACGGTCGCCGCCGAGGAAGGCGGTCAGCACTTCAGCCCCCGACAGCGGATTGCTGGTATAGCCATACGGCTCGAAGTGCTCAGCGCCGTCCTTAATCTCCCCGGCGGTGAGTCGCACCTGCAGGGTTTGAATCTTGCGCGCCGCATCGGCCATGATCACCGTGCCACGGACCAACAGGCTTTTCAGGTTCATTTTTTGCTCTCGTAGTCGGCAGGAAGCAAGTACTCGAAGTTGTCGGCTTTACCGCCTTTCTTCGCCTTACGCGCCTTGTGCGGATCCTTCGGCTCCGGCTCAAAACTGTCCGCCGGCGCCACTTCGAGCTTGGTCAACATGCCCGCCTCGCTCAGCGAATAGGTGATGCGCGAAATCAGCAGGTCGCGGTCAAAGCCAATGATCGGATCGATCACCCGCACCAGGGTGTTGTGCCGCCACAGCTGGCCGTTGGACTGACGCCAGCCGTACACCGTGTAGGTGGAGGCCAGGGCTTTACCCATGCGCGAACCGCGCTCCCAGTTGGCTCGGGCCTGGGCCAGCTCGTTGGTCATCTGCCCGGATTCGTGAATGATCTGCACCCGTCGACGCTTGACCCGCTCATCGCTCAAGGTGGCGGTCACCTCCGACGCCTCGACACCAAACGCATCATCGGTGCCGCTCTTCTGCCCCAGCACCTGGTACTCGGAAAACACCCCGGAAAAATCCATCGCGGCGTCGGCGGACTTGATGTTCTTGCCGACCTCGAGGGCATCAAAGGCGCGACCGCCGCTGCCAGGACTGGCCAACACCGCCATGCCGCGCGCATCGTCGGTGGAGAACACCCGGAACAAGGTCAGCAACCGGTCAATCGAGGCGAAGGCGGTCTCGCCCGGCTCCACGGTGTGATCGAAGAGCTTGCTGCCTTCCGGTATCTCACTGCTGACCGCGATGTTGTACGGCGCCGCCAGCGCCTTGACGATGGCCAACACGCTCTGATTGTTCCACTGACCGGGTTTGTTCACCGCCGCGCAGTCGACCAGGTCCGCGGTCAAGGACCGCCCGCTGATGGACGTGGTGATTTGTTTATCGTCGTAGCCAATCGGCGTGGCAAACGCCCAGCCGGTCAGCACCAGGTCAGGACCAATACGCACCTGACACTTGGCCCCCTCGCGAATGACCCGACTCTCAAGCTGGCCGGGCCATTTCCAGGTCAGGCTGAGGTTAAACGAGCGGGCCTGATCTTCTAGGCCGGCGGTGATCTCCACCGTTTTCCAGCCGAAATAATCCAGACCGTCGACCGTGAGGCTGACGGCGTTTTGTTCATCGGGCATGCTTACCTCTGGGCGAGTTTGATCGGCACGGCCGGGACAAAACCGGGATGGCGGATGCGGTTGCGTTGCACCACCTCAGCCTCGCGGGTGGCGTCACCGAACCGCCGATAGGCCAGCACCAGGACCGAGAGCGTCTCCGGCGGGGTCACGTCGACCAGGCTGACCCCCGACGCCGCCACCGCCGTCAGATGCTTGATCAGCGTCTGGCGGTAGTGATTGAGCGCCTGATAGTGGTCCGGCTCGGCTTTGAGCGAAGCCGTGTAAATCGCCTCATTGAGGGTGTCGCGCAGTTCCAGCACATCGTCAGCCACGGGCACCTCGGGCCGCACCAGGGGCTGCAGCGCCTGCTGCTCAACCGAGGGTGCTGCATTCGGCGGCGCGGGCTGTTGGGTCACGGGCATGTCGCTGACGATCAAGCCGATCTGCACCAACAAAGCGTCCTGCACCAGGTTAGCGGCGGCCTGCGAGGCGAGCTGGGTGTCGCGCCCGCCCAGCGGACTGAGCGTATCGATTGCGCTGACCGCCTGGCTTTGCTGCGTCGTCGCGGCCACCGCCGCCCGATAGCCGCCACTGGAGGCGCCCGAGGTGGTACTGAGGCTGGAAACTGAACCGGCGGTGCCGCCCGAGGTGCCACCGGTACCCGAACCGGAAGTGCCGCCCGAGGATCCACCAGAACTGCTGCTACGAAAGAAGTTACCCCCCGAGAAGCTGCTGAAGTAGCTGGTAAACAGCGACGACAGCGCGCCCGGCGAGTTCATCAGCGACTGCGCAAAACCCGTGCTCGAGGTGAAGACGCTGAGAAATGGGCCAAAGTGCTGCCCGATAACCCCGTACACCCCCGACAGCCGGGTGCGCAATTGCTGCATCCCAAGCCGCGCCTGGTTGACCTTGGCCATGGTCGATTTGTAGCGCCCCAGTGACGAGTCCAACAGGCCATTGGAGGACTTCACCAGTTGCTGCTGGCTGTTGACTCTGGCCGCCGGCGATTTCAGCGGCAGGTCGGGATAGAAGGTCAACTCGAACATGACCATCCCGCCCTGCGGGCGCTCATGGCTCATTTCGCACTCACCGACTTTGACCTGTAGGCGCCCCATCCAAGGGTGCACCAGCTCACCTGCACCCGGTGTCTGCAGCGCCTCGATCAACTTGTCACGCCGCTCAAAACAGTCATCGCCCACCACCCACGCGGTCATTTTGTGCACTTGGGCCTGCTTGCCCATCTGCTCAAAAAACGGAGTGTCGCGTTGCGGAAACTCATGCAGCGGACCCTTCATGCCCACCGGTACCGACGCCTGCGGAATCAAGAAACTGATCCCGCGGAACGACGCCGGCAACATTGCCTCACGCCAAGTCTTGTCCATTTACTAAGGCCTCATTACGCCAATACTGCGAGTGCCCACGCTGGGCTTAATGCTCAGCCCGCTCTGGTTGGTCTTTGGTTGTTCCACGGTCGTCCCCGGCGGCGCCCCGTTGATGTTGACGTTAATTTCACCGTCGACTTTCTGCGCTTGATTGGCCGCCGTCTGCTGCAGCAGATTGCCGGACTGCGCCGCCAGATTGGGCCGGCGCAACAACGACTCGGTGCTGGACACGCCCGGCGCGCTGGTCAGCCGAGCCTGCGCCACAGGCGCCACAGGCGTCACAGCAGGGGCCATGCCCGGCGGGCGCAACAACTGCGCCGTACTGGGCACCCCCGTCGCACTGTTCATCCGGCGCTGAGCCGCCTGCGCCCCTTCCACGGCGCCAACGGCAAGCAACGAACCGTCACCGCCGCCGACACCGGCATTGCGCACGCGCTGCTCTTCAGCAAACGCATTGGCCTTATTGGTCGCGGTGTTGAGAATGCCCTCGCCGCCTTCGCCGCCACCGAAGTACTTCATCATCGGCTCGATGATCGGTTTGAGTTTTTCCCACAGGCTCTGGAACCAGGCGGTGATCGGTGCCCAGTGCTTGACGATCAAGCCCAGTGGGCTCCAGTCAAACATGCGGCCGAGAAAGTCCATGACCGGGGTGGAGACGGCGACCAGCACCCCCCACAACGCCTGAAACAGTTCGGTCAGCGGCCCCCAGTTTTCCATAATCATCGGAATGGGGGTGTAGGCAAAGGCCTGCTTAAACCAACCCCAGAGGACCATGGCCGGCCCCTGAATCTTGGCCCACATCGCTTGAAAGTACGGCGCTACGGTGGCCCAGTTGGCAATCAACAACCCCGCTGCCAGTGCGATGCCACGCACGATGAGGCCGATGGGTGACATCAGCGTGACTGCACTCAGGATTTTAGTGGCCATCATGGCGCCCATCACCGCGAGCCGCAGCACGCCGAAGGCTAGCGCCGCGCCCAACACGCCACGGATCACACCCGGGTGCGCCGCGGCCAACTTGGACACTTGCGAAATGAGCGGGCCGATCTGATCCATAAAGTCATTGAGCGGCGGCAACAGCGCCCCGCCCACAACAATTCCCAAGCGGGTGACCTTGTTGGTCAGAAGCTGCATGGCGTTGGCCGTGGTGGCCGACCGCGAGTTGTACTCGGCCTGCATCGAGCCGGCCGAACCGCCGCCCTCGGCGACCGCATCAAAGCTCTTTTTCAACAGATCCAAATTGGTCAACAGCGGGGCAATCGCCGACACCGACTCAGTGCCGAAAAGCTGCGTCAGCAGCCCCGCCTGCTTGGACGGATCGACCTGAGCGATGCGCCCGAGCACGTCCTCTATCGTACCCTGTGCATCCTTCTGCATGCTCGAGGCCAACTGCTTGACGTCCAGGTGCAACGATTTAAACGCCTGCGCTTGTTGCTTGGTCGCCGAGCCACCCTTGGTCAAGGCCAACATAAAGTTCTTCATGCCGGTCGCCGCCACTTCACTCGGCACCCCGACACCAGCCAGGGTCGCGCCCATCGCCGCGATCTGCCCGGAGGCCAAACCGGCAATGGCGCCCAGCGGGCCAATGCGGGTGACGATGTCAGAAATCTGGGCCGCCGAAGACGGACCGATGTTGCTCAGGTAGTTGATCTTGTCCGCCAGATTGACCACTTCGGGCTGGGTCAATTTGAACGAGGTGCGCCACTTCGCCATCATGTCGCCCGACTGGTCGGCCGTCTGGTCAAAGGCGATACCCATCTTCACCGCGTCCTCGGCGAACTGCTTTAACTCACCTCGGGCAAAACCAGCCTGGCCGCCGGCGGCCACAATCGCCGCAATACCGCTGGCCGCCATGGGCATTTTTTCCGACAGGTCGAGCACGTCCTGGCTCATCTGCTTGAACTGCTCAGGCGTATCGAACGTCACCACCTTCTTCACGTCGGCCATCGACGTCTCGAACTCAATCGCCGCCTTCGCCCCAGCCACGAACGGAGCGGCAAACGCGCCGCCCGCCAGCACATCCTTAAAACCGATGTTGCCCAGCCCCGAACCTTGCATCTGCTTACGAAAGACCGAGACGTTTTTGCGTATGCCGTTGAGGGTCGGCGACAGCTTGTCGACGCCGGTGATCAACGCCTTGAGCTGGAACCTGTCCGCCATCACTGCACCTGCTGGATTTTGTTAATACGTTGCGCGTGCTGCAGGGACTCTTGCAGCACGTCCAGGGGCTTGGCCAACATCTGGTCGGGGTCAACCTTCCAGAACCAGGCCAAGTCATAAGCAACGGCGGTCAGGTCGTCGATGACGTCGACGCCGCACTCATGAAAAAACCCGCCACCGACCAGCTCAACGCGTTGAGGTCGGCCAGGTCCAGCTGATTGACCGACGACGGCGGGATGCCACAACACACCGCGATGTATTTGCCCGCCACATCCATGTCCAGGGAGACTTCCTCGTCCTTGCCAATTTTGTACGGCAACGCCTTGATCGTCCGCACTTCCACCACCGTGGGCCGGCGCAGGGTCAGACTGGTCAGCGGCTCACCGTGGGCCTCAATGGCCACCTGCAGCTTAAATACATCACTCATTGCCATACCCCTTTAGTGCCGTCGAATTGCAGTTCCACCGAGCCGTCGTCGCCTTTCGAGGACGGCTCGTCGACCAGATACGCGCCAGACAGGACATACACCGTGCCGTTGTTGAACTCGCAGGTGATGGTCATATCCTTACCCTCGACCAACTGTTTGCGCGGAAAGTCCGGTGTATACAGCGCGGTCATTTTTAAGTACGCCGGCAGCTCCTCTTCCTTGTAAAAGCCCGGATACAACGTCTCCCGCTTTTTATCCGACAGCGGCGCTTCGGCACCGCCGGTGATGGTCAACTGCGCACCGTCGACTTTGACGTAGGCAGTGCCCGCGATTTTTTGCCCCATGGTCTTGGCTCCAGAATGAAAAAGCCCGCACGCGGCGGGCTAGAGGGTGGTGGCTCGTCTTATGCCGCCGCGTCGTACTGCAGACGGAACTGGTTGAGCATCGCGAAGATGCGCAGGCCGTTAATGTAGTCCGGCGGAAACAGCACGTTGACCCGACTCGGATCCTGCGGATCACGCTCGACCACCAGGTGCTGGGCAAACAGCTCGGCGTTTTCCACATGGCCTTCGAGCTCAAGCTTGGCGTACTGCGCGATCAATTCACCGCGAATGGTGCTCGGGGTAACGATGGCCTGACCGGCACCGAAGCGCGTTCCATCGCTGGCCAGTTTGTGCCGGCCGTATTTGCTGGTGATCACGCCCTGCAGGCGGCGAATGATGTACGCCGACTGGTGCATGGTCTCGCTGTCCAGGTACGAGTTGTCGGCCTGGCCAAAGGCGTTTTTCTGGTAGGTGGTGATCGAGCGCTGGATGCGCACATAACCGCCTTCGTAATAAGCCGTGGCCACGCCATAACTGAGCAAGGATTGGCGCTCGGTCAGGGTGAAGCGCTCACTGGACGCTGCCGGATCCAGACCCGGCAGCGCGCCGCTTTGCGTTGGACGGCTGGCATCGGCCGAGATGAACACCGCTGTACGCGCCGCCAACGCCGCCGCTTGCAGCCAGAACGGCTGCGGTACGCCCACCTCCATGGCTTGGATAGTCATGTGCTGGTCGTTACGCGCCTGCCCCGCGGCCACCAGGGTGCCAAGGGTGCCGCGCTTGGCGCTGTAAACGTGGCCAAACAGCTGCTTGGCCCAGCTCCAGCGACCGACGCTGTCATCCATCGCGGCCTGCCAGGCATTGAGCGAGGTGGTATCGGACCACGGCATGCAGAGGAACTCGAATGGTTCGTCGCCGAGCGCGGCCACCGCATCCACCTGGTCCGGGGTGCCGACGCCACCGAGCATCGCGGTCACCGCCACGCTGAGGCCGGCCGGGGTTTGTTCGCCGTTGGACTTGCCCAGGCGATTCAACTGCAGACTGATGTCATTGCCGCTATCACCCGACCACTTGCAGGTCAGTGTGACCACCCCCGCCACCGCCACCGCCGTCACTGGCAGGTCGGGGGTGGCATTGATCTTCACCGCCAGCGCCGCGGCGGCCACGGTCGGAGTCGCCGCCGACACCACCACCGACTGCACCCGCACACCGCCGATGTACAGGTTCAACAGCCCCGCTTCGGTCGCGGTACCGGTCAGGGTCACCGTCGCGGCAGCCGCTGCACCGGCGCCCTTTTCCAGCGGCAGACACCAGATTTCGCCAATCGGATCAACCTTGCGGAAGGCTTCGTACATCGCCGCCAGCATCGAGCCAGGGCCGCCCAACTGCTTGGCAAGGGCCACGCTGGACACCAGCACGAGTTTGCCCAGGTCAGGGCTGATCACAGCGTCGTTGACCTGCGCCACGATCAGCCGGCGCATGGCCGACGACGCACTGTTAGCGGCCGAGTTATCCATCTCCGCATAGAACAGCGGCACACGGATATCGCCCGGAATATTGCTGAATCCAATGGGCATTATTGCGCTACCTCATTTTTTGCCGGAGGGGCTTTGGTGGATGAAGGTTTCTCCGCCTTGAGGGTTACGTCGCCATCCGCTTGGCGGCGGCGCCACCAGGCGTTGTCGGGAACCTCCCGGCCTTCGAGCGGTAACAGGTCGCCGGCCTCCGGGTCGGGCACGGCGCGGCCAACGGCCGGCACCACAGTGATACGTTGAGTCATGGGGTTACGTCTCCAGAGAAAGTCACTTCGATACGCCCATCCGGGCCGGGGTGCTGCAGGTTGCGATCTGCGGGATCGATGCAGTCCATGTTGACAGTGATGCCGTTAAAGCCCGGCAGGCCGTCGAGCGCGCGCTCATGCCAGGTTTCGGCCGGATCGCCCGGACGGTTACGCCCCAGCTGGAAATCGGCGATAAAGCTGTACTGATACACGGTGCGCGACCGGCTGATGTGCAGCAGCTCACCCTTAACGTATTCGATAGGGCTGTATTCGGCGCCAGGCACCCAGCCGACTAATGCGCGCCAGAGCTCGGCGCGCAAATCGTGCAGAGCGTCGTTCGCCGCCTGCCCGCGCTCGTCACCGGACTCCAGCACGACGACCACACTGAACAGGTCCGTCATGTCCTGCAGCACACCAGTCTGTGTCCGGTTATCCCCTGCCACATCGGCCGCGGCGATAACATAGGCCGCCGGCAAGGCGAGATGGGCGCTGTCCACCACCGCATCCCAATCGATGCCAGCGGTGACCCGTTGGACAAAGGTCGGACAGTAAGCGCGCAGCTGCGCGACGATAGGGCTCAGTTTCATATTGGCTCCAGGGCTCAGCCCAAGGCGGCCTCAAACGCGGCCGAGAGAATGGATTGCACCTGCGACGCCGAATCCTGCAGCGCGTCGACCATGTAGTTGTCGCGCGGCTTGATCCGCCATTCACCGGCGGCACGTTCGGCCATGGCAGCGGCACGCGCGCCCTTGGCGCGACGGTTGGATTTGCCCTTGCCTTGCCCCGGTGCCAACCTGCCCAAGCGCCTACCGCGCTTCACCCCGTAGTGCAGGAAGGCCGGATAGTAAGTTTTCATTGCACTGGTCTTGCGCGGCGCGATCTTGACCATAAAACCCGAGCGCGACACCTTGGCGGTGATTGATTCCAGGGTGGTCCCGGTTCGACTGACCGGGTAGCCGTCCTTACCCTTGCCCAGAGCCAGGTTCAGCTGTGCGCGTTGGGTGACCAATCGGCCAATTTTGCGCATGCCGGCGCGGATCTTTTTCTTGTCGAAGGCTTCGCGACCGAACTGGTCAAAACCCTCGATGTGCAAGTAACCCTCAAGCGCGCCGGACTTAGCCATAGATGCCGCCCCCAACTTTTTCCGGACCCAACTCTTCAACCTCAAGCAAGGTGTAACGACGCCTACCGTTCATGTCTGTGACCCTTCGCACGCGATAAACCGTGGTCCCGTGCACGATTTCATGCGATTCACTCATGCCTTTCAGGTAGTAGAAGGTCACCCTGTGAGTGATCTTGACGTCGGTCTGCACTCCGTTCGCGTAGACAGCGGAGCCGACCGGCTCGATCTTTGCCCAACGCTTTTTCTGGTCGGAGAACAAAGAGTTAAGTCCCAGGTCCGGCGCTGGAATGTCCGCCCTTAGCCGCAGCGTGATACGCCGGTCCAACTCGCCAGCACTTGGCTCGCGCATGGTTATATCGCGCACGGTCATATTCAGAACCTCGGAGGAACAGTGATATCCGCTATCAGGTGGTCAAGAAATGCTGACGGCAACTCAGACAATGTCTGACCTACGAGGAACAACTCCGGATGACGGTAGATTGTTGCCGCTGCCATCAGCAGCCAGTTGCGAACGCCCGGATAAAGTTCAAGGTCGAGCCCCGCCTTATAGCGAATCCGAAGCGGACCAGCAGGGCGAGAGCCGGAGAAAAACAGAAAGCTTTCACGCTGCCCTTGCTGCAACTCAAACGTCACGGGCAGCACCGCCCATGTGCCATCACTCTGCTGCGACATGATCGAGACAATCTCGCTGGCCTGCCCAACGTCCAGGGCATGCCCAGACGTAAAGGTAGCCGGCCAGTCCTCTTCGTATGTCGCTCCACGGATTGCAGCGCCCGTCTTCGATTCGCATTGAGTGGTTACGCCAGGGATGATGATTTGCTCAATAAACGCCGGTTCCATATCTTCTGGCTCAACCCGGCACTGGAAAGCTACCTGCGCCAGGGTCAGAGCCGGATCGCCGAAGTACTCGATTCGACGGGCCATGGCTTACGGCTTCGCGTCGTCATCGGTACCAGAATTACCCTCGCCGCCCTCAGCACCGCTTGGCGCCGCGCCCGATGACTCAGTGGTCGAACTGGTCGCGACCGCTTCACCAGAATTTTTTGCACCACTGGCTTTTGACGAGGCCGCCTTACCGGCTTTTGGCTTTTCGTAGACCTCAGCAAAACCCTTCGACTTCAGACCCTCAACGACCTCTTCGTCGAATCCTGCCAACTCGTCAGCCGAGTAACCGCGCCAGGCTTTCAGAAACCGCACAACAACTTTATCGCTCATCTTTTCGACCTCAGATATGCAAAGCCCCGCCGTAGCGGGGCAAAAGGATTACATGCCAGCGCCCCATTTCACGGCGACGGCGACCACGATGCACTCCACGTGGCGCGGACCGAAGTCGTGTTTGGCAATAACCTTGACCAAAGTCTGGTCACGCTGGAAAGCGCTGACCATGTTGCCCTCGGAGTCCTTATACGAGGCCTCGTTACTGAACGAGATCGTCAGGTCCATGTCCTCGCCGATCATCATGTCGGCGAAGTTGACGAAGTAGAATTCGGTCTCGTTGCCACCAGCGCCAAGGTTGACCGGGATCTGATTGCTCAGACCCACCGGATAACCCTTGAACAGGCCCTGTTCAATTTCCGGATAGGCCTTGTTGCCATTGCCATCACGCAGCGACTGCAACCAGCGGAACACGCGCGGATGCATCAACCAGCCGCAGTCCTTCATCATCACGTTGGCCGTTTCGATGCGAAGCATCATGCCGCCGCAGAACAGATCGATTTTTTCCAGGGTGATGGTGGCAATGTCGGGAGCGGTCAGGACGTTGAACGCTTGCGCCCAATAGCGCATACCTTTGGGGAGCGTGCCGGTGCCATCGGCGCGGATGAAGTGCAAGTCTTCCGAAAGCCCCATCGACACCGCCAGGTCGTTCACAACGATGTCGTCGATGCGCGGGCTGATACCGGCATTAGCAATCAGGTCATTCGAGATGGGCACAATCGCGGCCGCTTTTTTTGCGGATAGCTTTGTATCAGCGAACGTCATGCCGGTGATCGGGATATCGGTCTCGGTACCGATGTAGGTCACGATGGTGTTGCCAGTGATACGCGGCATCGTCAGGTTGCCATTGTTCAACGGCAAACTACGGGTACCCATCTTGCGCACAACCGACATCGGGCGCAGGGCCTCGATGATCTCGGTCGCAAAGTTTTGGGGGACCAGCACACCACCGGCGCCCGGTGTTACGGTGCTCAACGCCATGGCAACGTCGGTGGAGTAGCCTCCCTGTTCTGCCATTTGAGCCGCCTGGTGCTGATTGCCCCCCGCGGCAGCAAGCAAACGGACCATTTGGGCCATTCGCACACCAGGCGCATCGGCTGGACCCGACCCGGAAATGTAACCCGGTGGTGGGCCGGTACGGCCTTGCGCCGACTCACTGATCGGCACCGCACTGGCCGCAGCCATTCGCTCGGCCTGTTCGGCGCGGCTGATCTTGTCGGTCAGCGCATTGAACTGAGCTTCCAGACTGGTGAATTGAGTCAGCTGCTCAGCCGATAAGGTTTCACCACCAGACTCAAGTTTCGCCAGAGCCTGTAGCGACTCATTGAGTTTGGCGCGTTCGCTACGCAATTGAAGTACAAGGGACATGGTGCCTCCTGGGCATAAAAAAACCCGCACATGGCGGGCTTCGAACGACTGCCGCGAACGCGGTCAGATCTGGGTTTGAAAATTCAGTGCGGCTGCTCGAACCGAAAGCCGGCCTTGCTGGCGATTCGCTCGGCTCAATGCCACCGAGTTGGATAAATCATCGACGGCTTGTTGCGGGCTCTGCATGCGATCAGCAAGGCCCGCCGCGATACCAGCCTGCCCTCGGTATAGGCCCGCCTCAGTGGCAATGACCTGCTGCACTGAGAGCCCCCGGTAGTCGGCAATCGCATTGACGAAGAGCTGATAGCTCTCCTGCACAACATCGTTGAGGTACTTGAGCGACTGGTCGCTCAACGGCTCGTGAGGGCTAAGGTCGTTTTTGTGAGCGCCGGCAAACACCGTAGTCACCTTGACGCCCATCCCTTCCTCTTGTTTGGATCGGTCCATGTGGCTGGCGATGACACCGATCGAACCGACGCCACTGGTCTGGCTTACCACCAGTTCGCTACACGCGGCACCGATCAGGTAGCCGCCACTGTAGGCCATGAAGTTGACGATGCCGGTGATGGGTTTTTGCTGGGCCATGGCACGAATGTCGGCAGCCAGCTCGAACGCACCGACGGCAGAACCGCCCGGGCTGTCGATATCCAACACGATGCGCTCGACCATCGGATCCGCGACAGCGTTGCGAATCTGAGCCCGCAGTGTTTCATAGCTGGTCATCGTCTCGCACATGCTGACGTGACTGCCGCGACTGACCAACACGCCACTGACCGGAATCACTTCGATACCGGTACGTGCAATTGCTGTGCGGCGCTCTTCTTCACGCTGGGCGATGCGATCCAAGCCATCATCGGACCAGAGACCGGCACCTGTTACGGCGCCAATGTTGACGATGTTCAAGCTCATTGCCTGGTTGGCCCAGCGTACGCCGAGGTCCAACATGTCAGGCGTGACCAACAGCGGCTGATTGAACAGCAGGCTGGAGGCTCGCAGGTAGTGTTTCATTGCGCCAACATCCTCTCGATTTCAGCGTGCTGCAGTTCGAGCTGTGCTCGCACGTTGGGTTTAGTCAGGTCGGGGGCACCCTTGCCCGCGTCCACCATGTTCAGCGGTTGCAGATAGATATCGCCACCTGGTACCGGCGGCATGTTCTCCAACCGCCGGATGTCGTTGACGCTGAGCCAGCCCCACTGACGCCCGATGGCGTAGGCTTCATAACGACTCTTCTGGTCGCCGCGCAGCAGGCCGGACAAGTTGAATTCGATGAAGTATTCGCGTCGGTCCGCAGGCAACAGGAAGTCACGCATCATCGATTGCTCGTGACGCTTGACCCACGGCAACAGGGCGAACACCACGAACTGAATCATCAGTTGCTCAAGGGTGTTGTAGTTGGACTTCTCCAGGTCGTTGACCATGGGCAACGGGATTTTGTAGATCCGAGCAATGTCGGTGCCGGTGGTTTTGAGAATCCCCAACACCTCGGCGTCAACGTTGTTCATGGAGACGGGTTTGAAGGTCATGCCCTCCTGCAGCAGCGCAACCTTTTTGGCGTTGTCCATGCCGCCAAATTTCTGCCCCCACTGATCGACAATCTTATCGATGCTGCCCTGATCCTTGATCGCCGGCGCCTCGCGTGGTCGCTCGATCACACCGGAGACGGTCACGCCATTGGCGAAGCTTTTGCCCGTGTACTGCCTCACGGCCTGTGCCAGTCCCAGCGATTCGGCGTGCACTTCGATCGGCGACAGCCCCACGTAATGGTTGGTACTGAACCACCGCACGTGATGAATCATGCGCATTGGCAGCGCTTCGCCTCCGCTGATCCGGTAATACGGCAACATGTCGCCCCCCTTCAGCACCTGCACTTTGTCATTGCACAACGGCCAAAGCGCGGTGACGTTTCCGTCGTCCCGTCGATCAATGAAGCTGTAAGCATTGCCCCGCAGCCCGGCAGCACCTTGCGTGCACTCCCGGTATTCGTACGGGGTCTGAAAACCGTTCGGCTGGTACCGAAGCACGTCATAGGCCGGGTGGTTGATGGCCGCTTCGCGCTGGCCTTTTTCCAATCGCCGGTACATCTCGCAGGGCAATTGCCCCATGGTCTCGGCCAGCAGCGTCACGCAGTTTTGCAGGATCGGTAGACCCAACGCTGATTCGGGCGTGACCTTCACGCCGGAACTGTTGCGACCACCACCCAGAAGCCCGCGCCAAAATCCCCCGCCCGCTTCCGTTAGATTTCCGCGCCCTTCGCCGAGCACGCTTGAAAAGAACATGCTCAACCTCCTTGCGGTTTGGATTTAGCTTTCAGTGCAGCGGATGCGCGATCGGCAAGGAATGACCATGCCATCAGGGCAACACCGGCGACGATGCAGGCAGCCGGCGCGCTGATCATTGCCACGCCGTACACCAGCAGGGCGAAGCCCAGCAGCCCAGCCACCCATGACAGGAAGCTCAATTTCATATCCCCGCCCCTTCGTCGTAGATGGATTTGCCACTCGGCCCAGCAGCCTTGCTGCTGATGCCGACGGCCATGATGGATGCGACGATGCCGTCGATCCGCCCGGTCGCCTTGGCCTTGTCGGCCTTTCGGTTGTTGGCTGGATCGGAAACGATCACCGCGTTGCCGGCGCACCAGGTCATTACCGGGTTGCCGTCGTGCCGCAGGGTTTCAACTGTCTCGCTTTCGATAACCTCCCAGTCAGCGGGATCAAGATCGATCACGTCCTGCTCAGGGGCCAGACCCAGCAAGCGGCGTTCAAACTCATCAACCGCAGGCCCCATGTCCTTGTAGCCCTGGCCGAAGCCCACCATTTCCGGTAGCGAGATGTCGTATTCGGACATCAGTTGCAGCAGGTCTTCAATGCGCCAGCGGTCATAAGCGATGCGCTCCACGTCGAAGTAGGCGCAGATCGTGACCAGGCGACGCAGCACATGCAGTTTGCTGATGGCCCGGCCCGGGGTTGTTTCAAGGTGCCCATCTTTAACCCACATGGCGTAGGGCACCTTGTCGCGATCCTCGCGCCCTTGCAGGTCGTCATCCGGGATCCAGAAGTACGGCAGTAGTCGCCAGTGCGGGTCGTGTGGGGCTGGCCAGAAGATCAGGACGAATGCGGTCAAGTCGGTGGTGCTGGCAAGGTCGAGCCCGCCGACACAACGGCGGTTGCGTAGGAGCCGCATTGGCACGCGCTCTTCGGCTTGCTTCCAAACGCCCCACGAAATCCACGGGGCATCGGCTTGCGTCCATTCGCAGAAGTTGAGACGGCGCACCACCGACTCTTGAGCCGGCAACCCCCGGGCCGACTGGACCTGCTCACGCAGGTACTTGCGGCCGGGGATGCCATCGCTCTGCCCTTCGGCAATGTAGTCCAATGAGGGGTTGACCTTGGGCCAGCAGGCTTCATCTTTGAACGGGTCATCGCCTTCATCCAGCGAGCAGATGAAGGCGAAGAAACTGTCGTCCTCTTCGATGGCCGCACAGATCCGGACGCCGAGATCGTGGTACTGGCCGCAGACCGTCTTCTTGTCAGAGCCGCTGTTGGTGATCATCACCACCATGGCTTTACGGCGGTTCTTTGTACCGGCGCGCATCATGTTCACGGTGGATGCGGTCTTGTGCTCGTGCAGCTCATCAAGCAAACCAATATGCGGCCGCGGGCCGGACTTCCCTTCGTCGGCGCTGATGGGACGGAAAAAGGAATTGGTGTTCGGATAGAACAGGTTCCAGACCTTCTCATCACGACCCGACTGAACAAGTCGCGAGCGAAGTTTCTTCGACATGTCGACCATCGACACAGCATCACGAAACAGGATCATTGCCTGGTCGCGCTTGGTGGCAGCAGCGTAGATTTCGGCGCGCTGCTCACCGTCGGCCACCAACCCATAAAGGCCGATGCCAGCAACCAACGGGCTCTTGCCCGACCCTTTCCCGGTCTCGATGTAACCGAGTCTGAAGCGGCGATAACCATCAATGGTCATCCAACCGAACAAACTGCCAACAACAAAGGCCTGCCAGGGTGCGAGCATGAAAGGCATGCCCTCATAGTCGCCACCGTTGAGGCAAAGAACGTCTTCGAAAAAGCCGAGGGCGCGGTTGACACGTTCAAGATCCCAGACCAAACCGCGAGACGGGCCGTGCTCAAGATCTCGAAGGTGGCGTTTACAGGCGTTACGGACGTTGGGGCCGGCGACGTGTTCGCCAGCCAGGACGGCGTGGGCGAAGCCAGTGACTCGGTCGTCAGCTGAAGTACTTGTCTGCAGCGTCTCGTTGGGCATTTGGGAATAGATCACCTTGCGGGGCCGGGGCAGTTTTCAGGTTGCGCCGGGACATTGGCGACATGCCGAACTGGGCGCCGGCGGCGTTGGCGCGCTTTTCGGCGTCGTTCGCCAGCTGGCGGAGGACGTGCATTTGCTGCGCGCCAGTTTTGAAGGTCTGGATATCGCCGCCCAGTTCGTCATCGGATTCAGCGTTGCGCCTGGTGATCAGCCGTTGGTAGCGGCGCCAGTCAGCCGCGGCCTGGCAATAAGTCGCCAGCGCCATCGAATCCAGGTGTGAAACGATACCGAGGGAGATCAATGCTGGTATCAATTGTTCCCATTCTTCAATTGCCTCTACCGACAGGACGTCTGGCATTGACGGCGACCCAACGGGGACCGTTGGCGTTGTTGCTTCGGCCAGCAGATCATCGAGATTTTCCCGGCCCCGATTGCCCTGCAAAAGTTTGAGCACCGCTGGTTTTCCAGGGCGACCCGAGTTTCCGTTTCCGGCCATAAATACCCCTGCCTATTGATACCCCCCTCCCCTCATTTTTCCCGACTTTGCGAAGCGAGGGGGGCGAGCGGTCTAGAACGAAGTCCGAAAGAAGTTTTTCACCCCCCCTACCCTAGGGGGGGGTGACATTTTTGGGTGCGTCAGACGCGGACGGTCAGCGGTTCCAGTGATGCCCCGGATCGACCGGCCGACCATCAACCCCGCAGCCAGGAAGCCGACCGCTCTTCTCCATCCTCTGCTTGGTGGAGTCATGACAGAATTTGCACAGGCTCGCCCAGTTCTTCGGATTCCAGAACAGCTTCCAGGCAGCCTTGATGCGAACCGGGTCGCCACTGTCCTTAGCATCCTTCAACTTGGGCGCTATCTTGTGGTCGACAATCGTCGCCGCAACTGGCCGCTGATCAGTCGAGCACATCGTGCAATAGGGATGATTACGCAAATGCCCATCGCGGGACTTCTGCCACTTGTACCCATACCCCCGCTCCGTACTGCTCCCGCGCCGCTCATCAGAGATTGCGCTCATCAGCCCATCTTCCATACACGCGCGAGGTTCCCTGAGCTCTTGCAGACAGAACCTACGAACACAGCAAGCAGAATCACCAGCGGCCAAGAGTTATGCGGCATGACCAACAGACCCTTGCCGATGTAAACCACGGCTGAACCCGACGCGACCATCACCAACCAAGCGAGGCAACTCATGTTCCGCCGGAACCGAGCACCGTGCCTCTTGAACGTAAACAGTCGAACGAACAACGCGATACACAACCAGAAGGTGGCCTGTGTCAGTACCTGCTGCACCAGTTGACTATCCATCCTGCCTCCCTTGCTCATCAGCAACGAGGCCGCGCCGCTTGATGACAGCCAGGGCAACGGTGACAACCACAACCGAAGCACCGAAGGCCGCCGGCCCGGTGAACTTGAAGGGCCTGACACCGAACAACTCAACCTCGGCCATGCCAGGGGCGAACATGTAACCCATCACGAAAGACACGAGCAGGAACAACACTCGCTTCCATACGGGCAGTTCCTCAGTCGTGGTGAAGAAGACCAGCGAGCCAGCCAGCGCGCCGATCACTGCGAGCATATCGACACCCGCCACCAGCCCAGTAGCAGCCAGTCCCACACCACCGGCTACGACAATAGTTGCCGGCTCGCTCATGCTGATTCTCCATTGCAGACACCCAGTGGGCCGAAAATAAAAACCCCGCCGAAGCGGGGTTAGGTGACCGGCTCAGGGAGGCCGGGGTGAAGCTGCACAGCACGTGCGAGGTCAGCGCCAAGGCGCAAATTTCATATCGTGGTGACTTTTTACCCCCTGAGTACGGAACCGAAAAGGGGGTATTTTCGGTTATCCAGCTCGACGCAACTTTGACGCAACTTTGAGGAGACTTTGAGGCAAAACGCC